GAAAAATGTGCGCCTTGGCTGATTGAAAATGTTTGTAAAGAATATGGCGTAGTGGAAACTATTGCGCATATCGAAACTGTGAATACAGATGACAACGGCATCAGCAGTATTGTACTAGAAGATGGAACAGAAGTTACCAGCGACTTGTGGATGGACTGCACAGGTTTAGGTAGGTTGTTGATTGGCAAACTAACAGATGAGTTTATCCAAACACCTGCTAACAAAATGAACAGTGCTTGGGTATGTCCTATTAGTTACAAAGACAAAGATGCTGAATATGTAAATTACACAAGAAGTATTAGACAAGACATGGGCTGGCAGTTCCAAATCTGTTTAGATGCTAGAATAGGCACAGGTATTATTTACAGTGATGAATACTTCAGTGACGACGAAGCAAGAGATTGGTTGTTGGAACAAGTAGAAGGCAGGAATCTACGTCCGCCTAAACAGTTAAAATGGAAGCCAGGTAGATTGGCAAAACCAAATGTTGGAAACTGTTTTGCTATTGGTATGGCAGCAAGTTTTGTTGATCCACTAGAAGCAAACGCAGTAGTCAGTATCATTGCAAGCATCAAAAACATTGCATGGATGTTGCAACGTGACTATGATAAAAACTATTACAATGAAAAAATGGATCACTATTTCCAAGACATAGCAGATTATCTTGCTGTGCATTACACATTATCACCCAAAGGCGACAATCATTTTTGGAATGACATGAGACGCATTGGCGAAGAACTAAATCACAAAGAACTTGTAAAACAAAAATATTATGACAAGGCAAACTGTATGGATGGTGTCATAGGATACCGCACAGCATTTCCAGATGTAAATTGGATTGATATTGCAAACAACTGGATGACTAAAGAAGACCTAGCAAGTTGGCCTGTAAAATCAACAGCTGAACAACAACAAGAGTACATTACAAGAATGCGTAATGAAAAATCAACACACGAAAATCAAGCAAATAAAAATAAAAAATCGATTGACAAGTTTATGCAAATGTATAACAATGTACAAGAACACGACAAAGGCTTAAACAAATGGCCCTTGGACTATTTCAGTAAAATGTTTAGTCGTGAGGGTTGGCAATCACACGTAGGCAAACCAAAAACGGAATCACAAATTTAATCCAACGCTAAACATATTATGAGTTGGACATACAAAGGCAAAACTGTAGAATCAATACCTGACGAATACGAAGGGTTTGTATATCTGATTACAAACAAAAAGACAAAACAAAAATACGTAGGCAAGAAGTTAGCAAAATTTAAAACAACCAAGCCACCATTAAAAGGCAAAAAGAACAAGCGTCGAGGCTACAAAGAAAGCGATTGGCGTGAATACTGGGGAAGTTCAGATAGACTGAACGAAGATGTAAAAACACTAGGCGAAAAAAACTTTACTCGTGAAATACTTTACTTCTGCAAAAGCAGAGCAGAAATGAGTTACATTGAAGCACGAGAACAGTTTGACAGGCGAGTATTAGAAACAGACGAATACTACAATGGCATCATCAATGTAAGAGTTGGTGGTTCAAATAAATTACGCCAGGCACTACTAGAACACAAATAGGCTATATATTGAGCTCTAATTAAACTCCAAGATCCAGCCGAGGTAATGCTCGTGGCCGGTGGTGTGGAATGCTCACGTGAAGAAGTATACGATAGGCTTTAAAAGATAGTGGCTCTGAGAAAAAGCAACCACGTGGTAAGTGTTTTCGCTTGTTAGGGAATAACTGCCTTCCGTTGATATGACGAAGCTAGAGTAGGGGGATACAGGTCAACCGCCTCCGACAACATAAGTTGAATCTCTTTTAACAAGATGGCTGAAGCGACTCGAATGAAGCTCAAAAGCTACCTTCGCCCGGCAACGGGCGAATTATGACTTCACAATCTGAATGATACTAAAAGCATATGCTTTGCATATGCCTTAAAAAACATCGTGTTGAGCGATAGCGATAACACAGTTGAACGTAGTTCAACTAATAACATATAAATAGTAATATGAAACTGTCTGAACTAATCTTTGAATCACAAATTCTTTTAGAAGATAAATTTGAAATACGTAAAAATCCTAATGGAAGAACATGGGGGGTGTATAATACTACTGTGACTCCAAATGTTTTGATTTCAAGTCATAAAACAAAAAATCAAGCAAATATCAAAGCAGACCAGTTGAGGAATCCAACTCCTCCTAAACCTAAAGATACCAAGACCACTACTAAATCTAGCAGTGGAAGAAATAGTTCTCCTAGAACAAAAACTCCTGCTCCTACTGCAAAAGCAGTGCCTCCAAATGTTAAGTTAGCACCTGGCATGTTCCAAACTGATACCAATCGTTGGAAGGTCGTTATGCCTGATGGAAAAAGCATTGTAACTTTAAATGACGGAGATGACGCTGCTAGATTACAAAAGTACATTGAGCAACTTGAAGCTGAAGGAAAAAAGCCCAAAGACATTACAAATGCACTTAAGAAAAAGCAAGCTAAATTTTTAAAAAATGCAGGTATAGACGCAAAAAGCATCGAAGGAAAAATTAGAAACAATCCTATTAGTCGCAAAATTACATCTATGACATTAGATGAATTTAAAAAAGGAATTGCACCAGGACAACAACTAGGGAATACCAAAATAGGAAGATGGGTACAATCTTCTAATTTTGCAGCTTTCTCAGGAAAGGCAGGAGCAGTAGTTGGAAAAGCTCTTGCAGCGTTGATGTTGTTTTATGGTATTAGTTTTGCCTTAGCACAGGTAGAAGCTGAAATAATTGAAACAGGCGATCCAGATGGCAAATTAGCTGAAGAGTATAGTATTTTGCAAGGTCAAGCTGTTATTCAATTTGGTATATTTGCAGTAACTCTTTTAAAAGATATTAAATCAATTAAAATACTTACTAGTTGGGTTAGAGCTGCAATAAAAATAGGATTAGCAACAATTGGAACAGGAGTAGGTGCAGTCGGTGGTGCTGTGGTAGGCACTGGAGTAGGACCTGTAGGCACTATAGCAGGAGGAGCCAAAGGAGCACTTGCTGGTAACCGAGCAGGTAGAATACTTGGCATAATTGCAGGACAAGGATTGGATGTTTTATTCTATATAGTTGTTTCACTTCCTCCAGTACAAAGATTAGTAGCACAAATACTTCAAAACTCTTGGTTGGGCGATTATTTTGGATATTTAGGTCAAGGTTTTGACTTTTTGTTAAAAGCAGCAGACGAATCACTTGCTGGAGCATTTGGTACAGGTTTCTTAGCAGATAAATTAACCATTGAACAAACGATTAATAAAGGACCTGATGGCGAATATTTTTCTGAAAGCGAGTGGGCTAAAAAAGTTTTTGGAGCTCTGCTATTTCCTAAAGGTGATAAAACAAAATTTGTTCCTTACATGCCACAACAAAAACGTGAGGATTTGTTAAATTCAATAATGACGCTAGAACAAAAAGACACCTCTCAAGATGCTGCTGACACTGCTATATCTAATAAAATGGACAGTGACAATGCAGCAGCTCAACCGCAACCTGCAACAGTCTAATCATAGCAACGGCATTTTAGTGTTTTTAGTGTTTTCTATGTTTTCTTTTACAATACGTGTCATAACTTCTTGATCTTCTAAATCTGTATCATACATCAATTTATCAACAGTTATGCCACCTCGCATATACCATGCAAGTCTATAACACCCTTCTTTGATTTGTTTAATTTCATTTTCCATATCTTTGGCTAACGATAATATTTGGGTGTCGTCTAGTTTCGATAGCCTTATGCGAAAAAATTTGATTGATCCAACGAAACTTTTATTTGATCTTCATAACCGCACTTTTCACACTTGATATCTTCTGTGGGTATTTCCCATTCTTTGATATTTTGTTCAATTTGTGCTTTAATAGCATGAAAGAATTTTACGTCTTGGTTGTTTAAAAAATTGACAATTTCTTGTTTGTCAGTTTCTATTTGACCATCAACTTCAATACTTGCAACTTGATCTAAAATACTCAATACAGTAAGTTCATTAATTTGATCAATGATATTTTGTATTGCTTCTTCTTTTTGGTCTTCGTCTTTTATTTGTGGCACTTGAAAGTTCAACGCCCGTTGGAAACCTGTTTGTTTTTTCTGTATTTCATTCCATTGTCTATATGTCAAAGGATGCAATTTTACAGTAAAGTTTTCATATACAACTGTATCACTATAAGTTTTCATTGCAAAATAATCAAGATAATTTTGTAAATCAACATCGTACGCATTATCTTCTGAACATTTTTTACAAGGACTACTTACTGACATCATTTGTCCATATGAGGCAATACGTATTGCAAGCAAAATAGTGTCTGTATCAACAGTTCTAATACTCCAAGGATCTAATATTGCAGGAATGCAACTTTTTACATTTCTTACTGTTGCTTCACCATTAACCATTGCATCTGGTGTTTTAAATCCAATTTCGTCGTTTGCAGTCATACTAAAAACTGCTAATGAAGTTGAAGTTCCATCAGCAACAATGTTTTCATTATACCATTTTCCTTGACTTGGTAAATCAATATAAAGTTTTGGTTGTCTTTGAAATTGTCTTAATGGACTTTGAGAGTTTTCCATGTGTTTTCCTATTAGGTAAATACTATAGTATATTTATTGTATCATAAACTAGGAGTATTTGGATTTGGCTGAAGAAAGCGCAGCAGCAGGTTTATTTGGAAACAGCTTAGATTTCCTTAAAAAATCTCTCTCAGGAACTGCTAATACTGCTATTGGTTTAGGCGGTGCGCTTCTCACAGGGCAGCAACAACTTAGTGCCTACAGTGGTGCTTTAGAAAAAAACACCAAAGCATTTGGCGCCGTTGGCGGCGCAGTTGGTCAAGTTGTAGATGGTTTAACCAAGTTTGCTGAATCAAGTTTAGCTGAATATCAAGCACTTACAACAGTTGGTGCTACATTTAACAAAGAAATTGCAGATGTAAAAGTAGCAGCAGCAGAAATGGGCATGACTGTAGAAGACATGACCAGTTTCTTACAGAATAATACCCAAGCATTAAGAGCATTTGGTGGTACTACTGACCAAGCAATTGCAAGATTTAAAGCATTGAACACAACTATTCTTGATTCAAAAGAATTAGGCATGGAACTACGTAGATTAGGTTTTACTACCAAAGATATTTCAGAAGGACTTTCGTTATTTGGTGAAATAACAAGAGGTAATGCTAACACTGAAAGAATGAGTGTTCAAGAACAAGCTGCATCAGCTAAAGAATTAATGGTACAGTTAGATGGTCTTGCAAAACTTACAGGTAAGAATAGAAAAGAGCTTGCTGACGAAATGCGAGCACGTAGGCGTCAAGGTGATGTAAATGCGTTCCTAATGGGCAAGAGTGCAGAAGAACAAAAAGCATTTATGGATCAATTAACAACAATGCAAGCAACAATGGGTCAAGATGCGGCTGATGCGTTTGTTGATATTGCTCTAAGAGGGGCGCCTACAACTGAAGGTGCTCGAAACGCAATGCTTGCAATGGGCGATGGTGCAGATCAATTATATGCAGCAGCAGAACAATTCAACAGTGGTGACATTGGAGCATTTACTCAGTCTATGATAGACGCTAGAGGTGCTGCACTTGATTATCAAGACACAGAAGAATTTAGAAACACAGCTATATTAGGCAGTGTTACTGGTGTATCAGATGGTTTTGCAAAAGCTAGCCAAGCAGCATTTGATTTTAAAAATGCAGTAGATTCAAGTAAAGATGATACAATGACTTCTGCTGACGCAGAACGTGAAATTAGAACATCTATTGCTAATGAGCAACTAAGACAAATGGAACAAACTACTGGCATATTCGACAAGACTATGGAAATACAAGAAAACTTGAGGGTGGTGTCAAGTGCTGTTATGTCTAATTCAATTGAAAAAATTGAAGGTGTTGCTATTGCAGGGTTAGAAGCATTCCAAGCAGCATTACCTAGTAAAGAAGATATTATTGCTGGTATAAACAAAGGTGTTGATAGTTTGTTTGACATTGCACAGCTTACTGATGCAAGAAATGCAGCAGATGGTTATCGCAGTGATATGTTGAACAAAACAGATACTCAAACTGCTGCAATTGAAACAGCTGGCGCTAATGTTGTAAATTCAAATGTCGAAGGTGCAGAAAAAACAACTGAAGCAACTAAAACAGCAGCAAAAGAAACACAAGAAAAAGTTGAAGCAGCAAATGAAAAAGTACTAAATGCTCAAGCCGAATTAGCTAGTGCAACTGCTACATTACAAGAAGCAGTAGAAGCAGGTATGATACCTGAAATTAGAGAAGCTAGAGCAGCAGCTGAAGCTGCAAAGGTAGCAGCTGAAGCAGCAGCAAGAGAACAAGCCGCAGTTAGTATGAAAGCTGCTGGTATTGCTAATTTAGGTGGCAAAACATATGCCGATGGCGGCAATATTCCTAAAGGCGGGTTTGGCATTGTAGGTGAAGCTGGTCCTGAATTTGTTTCTGGTCCTGCCAATGTAATGAGTGCTAGAACCAGTATGGGTGTTATGCAGACATTAATGAAAAGCATTAGAGGATTGGATATGAATGTTCAAGAAGTGCAATCTGCAATGGAAAATAGCATAAGTACTAATAATGAACCTAGCTTGGGTGCTATAGAAAGTAATAAAAAATTAGATACTATGATTGGTCTTTTAGGACAACTAATACAAGTTGAAAATATGGCTGTAGGAACACAAAGCAGACAGTTGAAGGCAACAAAAGGACTAACTGGTAATATGTTGAGAGGTGTATAAATGAGTTGGAAGAAATATTTTACTCCCGTTCCAACTGCGGACAATAGAAATGGTGGATATTCACCATTTAGTTTGAAAGGCAACAACGGTGTAGGCCCTGCTGCTGCAAACTATTCCTCACACCTTCCAGACGTATATGTTGGATCACCTAATCGTATCGAACGTTACAATCAATACAACACAATGGACAGTGATTCAGAAGTGAATGCTGCACTAGACATCCTTGCAGAATTCTGCACACAAAAGAATAAACAAAACGATACACACTTCAACATAGACTTTAAAGGTAGTCCAACTAACAGTGAAATACAAGTTATTGGGCAGTATTTGCAGCAGTGGTGCAAACTAAACAAGTTTGAAACACGTATGTTTAGAACTATTCGTAATGCGTTTAAATATGGCGATCAGTTCTTTATTAGAGATCCTGAAACACAAAAATTGTTCCATGTTGATCCTAGTCAAGTTACAAAAATTATTGTAAATGAAAGCGAAGGCAAAAAGCCCGAGCAGTATGTTGTAAAAAATCTAAACTTTGCATTTGAAGCATTAGAAGCAACACCGCTTAACACACAAAATAGTTATGGTCCAGGTGGTACAAACGGTTATCAACAAGTCAAACAACAGGGTATGACAGGCGGTAATCATACACCAAGTGGTAATACCAGTAGATTTGCACAAGAACACGACGAAACTTATGTAGATGCTAATCACGTATTGCATTTGTCAATGAGTGAAGGACTTGATCAAAACTATCCATTTGGTAACAGTTTGCTCGAAAGTATTTTTAAAGTTTATAAGCAAAAGGAATTGCTTGAGGATGCGATTATCATCTATCGTGTCCAACGTGCGCCAGAGCGCAGAGTATTCTACGTTGATGTGGGTAACATGCCTTCACACCTTGCGATGCAGTTTGTGGAGAGAGTCAAAACGGAAATACACCAAAGACGAATCCCATCCAAGACAGGTGGTGGCACAAATGTCATAGACAGTTCATATAATCCACTGTCAATCAACGAAGACTACTTCTTTCCACAAACTGCTGAAGGGCGTGGATCAAAAGTTGAAACTCTACCAGGCG